ATGCTCACGATCTATCGGCGGCATCGGGCGAAGTGCAAGAGTCGGGGACGGCGGGCGAAATGCCCGTGTCCGATCTGGGTGCAAGGCGTGCTGGCGGGTGAGCCGGTGCGAAAATCCCTCGATCTCACAAATTGGGAAGCGGCTACGCGCCAGGTGCGGGATTGGGAGCTGTCGGGCAATAGCCCGGTCCTGTCGGTGCGAGAGGCCGGCGTTCGGTTCAAAGCTGATCGTGAGTCCATGAAATTGAGCGCCGCGATGATGCGGAAATACAAGCATGTGGTCGCTGAACTCGACGAGACGTTCGGCGATAGGCCGGTAAAGTCGATCACGACCGATGATGTTCGGCTGCTCCGGGAGTCCTGGAAACTCGCTCCCGTGACCATGCAAAAGCGCATGGATATGGTCCGGAAGTTTTTCTCGTTCTGTGTTGACTCGGACTGGATTCAGAAGTCCCCGGCAAAAGCCGTCAAAACGCCGCCGGTCAAACACACTCCGACCCTCCCTTTTAGCGAAGAGGAGATGGAAAGGATTGTCTGGGCGGCTGAGTCGATTCGTGAGGCTCACCCGAAAATGCCTGCTGAAACGCCAAAAAAACTCGTGGCCCTGATCCTCCTCATGCGCTACGGGGGCGTGAGGATCTCGGATGCGGTGATGTTCAAGCGGAACTATATTCGGGATGAGAACCTTTTTCTCCGGCAGGAGAAAACGAAGCAAAATGTCTGGGTGCCGCTCCCGCCGTTCGTTGTAAAAGCGGTGACGGCCTGTGACGAGGGAAGCGATTATTTCTTCTACGGGCAGGTCGGAACGCCGAAAAGTGCGATCACTGAATGGCAGCAGCGTCTCCGGAAGGTGTACGACATGGCCGGTATTCCTGACGGACATTCCCACCGGCTGAGGGATACGTTCAGCGTCGATCTCTTGGCAAAGGGCGTTTCAATCGAAACCGTCTCGAAGCTCCTGGGACATCGATCCGTAAGGGTGACTGAGAAACACTATGCGCCGTGGGTAAAGGCTTCTCAGGATGCGCTGGAGAAGGCTGTGAAGCTGACGTGGGCGTAGCAAGCAATACAATGGAACATATCAAGTTGATAGTGGCGGGGGATGATGAGCAAGAAGGTAAATGGGTCATATAAACCACTCAGCAGCGTCTGGGAGGGAACGGATGGAGAACTGCTTGAGGAGATCTTTCGCTTTTATCCCACGATCGCCGTGGAACCGATATTGGATGCGACATACAACGCCGGTCGGATGTGGAAGGATTCAACGCGCAAAGTCGTTTCGATGGACATTGACCCGAAACACAAGCCGATGATCGTTGCAGATAATCGAGAAATGAAAGGTGTCAAAGCGAACCGATTTGGCGTCGTGGTTTATGATCCTCCGCACGTTGGGCCGCAAGGAAGAGATAAAAGCACTAAGAAATTCGACGTTGATTTTGGTGCCAATGTCGAGTGTGGCAAGGACCAGAATTGGAATCTCAGCTATATCTATCCCGCGTTCCTCGTGCAGGCGAAACGGGTGCTGAAGCCGGATGGACTCCTCCTCGCTAAGATCACTGACATGGTGAATAACCATCGGTCGAAATGGCCTCACCGCGACTTCATGTCAATGGCAGAGGAAGCGGGGTTCACCGTATGTGATCTCATCATCAAGGTCAGGAACGGCCCGATGGTGTCGACCAAATGGGAGACCGCGCACCACGCCCGAAAGCGGCACTGTTTTTGGATCGTATGTCGTAACGCCGACTACTGCGAGCGAAAGGAAGTGAAGAAAATGAAACTCTCATTCGTCCCGGCAGAGCTGTATCTTGATTCCGCACCGGATGGATCCTTCGTCGTAAGGTTGAAAGGTAAAGAGGTATTCAGGGGCAAGTCACAGAGCGCGGCAGTGAAAAAATTCAATGCACTTCGCGCTGATGCAGAACGGGAATTCCCCACAGCGGAATGGACTAAAGAGAAAGCGGCTGCGGCGTTTCAGGCCGAGGTCAATGATTCTCTCCTCGGCCATAATAGTTTGGGTGGTCGGAAAAAGAAGACGACTGCCGGCGGCACGAGAACATTCGGCTGATAGATTTACTTCTTGGGAAATTGATCGTCCCAACGGCTGACGCGATCAGTGCCCGGTCTTCCTTTGCCTGGCATCTTGCTCCCGAATCCGCTGGCATTCCATTCAGGTGTGTAGCTCATAATCATCGCGAGTTCTGCCGCAATGACCCACCATTCACTCTCGAACGTGAGATAGCGGCACGTCATGTCGTCGAGCGTGATATTTTTTCTGCCGCTGATCTTGCCCACATGCTCAGAAAGGCGACCCCGAAGGCTGCGCTTACTCTTCGTTAGCGCCTTTGTAGCTTTGCCAATATAGACAAGTTTGTTCTTGAAGTAGAGGGCATAGATGCCGCTCTCGTTTGGACCTGCTGTCTTTGAGAGAGGAACCTGTGGGCTCGATTCAAGTTTCTTTAGGACCTGATCGCGGATAGCGGTATCAAGGTCGAAATCGAAGGCATGGGGATCACTGGAACTCTGCGTACTCGACAAATGAGATCTCCGGTAAGAAAGGCAATCGGAGCCAGTATACGCTCGGTAAAACGAATAAATCGTCCCATTAGAACTGGAATAGAATTGGTAAACGCCTGATTTTAGGATAGCTGTGCATTCCTCCGGCTCGTATCGGACTAGGAGAAAGACTATGGAAATGCGTTCGGAAAAGCGGGCGATCGACAAGATTTTCAAGCGGAGAGACCGGTACGACATACCGGAATGGCAGCGAGGGGAAGTGTGGACGCGGGCGAAGAAGCAGCGACTGATCGACTCGATCTTGCGCGGCTGGAAGCTACCGAAGTTCTATTTCATCGAACTCGCCGCTGATAACTTCTTCGTGGAGGACGGTCAACAGCGCCTCAACGCGATCTGGGAATTCTTCTCAGATGAACTTCCGCTCAATGACGAGTCAGCGAAGATGTTCGGTGGCAAGTACTACAGCGAGTTACCGGGCGATATTTCCGACGCCTTTGATGATTTTGAGATCAGCTTTGACCTGATTACCAATGCAACTGAAGACGAGGAGCAGGAATTCTTCGAACGGTTGCAAGAAGGGATGCCGCTCAACAGTAGTGAAAAGCTGAATGCGGTCCCGAGCAAACTGACCAATTTCTGCCGGTCCATGGCAAAGCATGATTTTTTCAAAGAGACGATCGCGGTGCCGAATACCCGATACGCGCACTTCGACATCATGGCGAAGGTGGCGGTGATCGAGATCGAGGGCGTCGATGCCAACCTCCGGCTCGATGACGTGCGAACCGTCTTCAAAGCGAACGGGGCATTCTCTCCGTCATCGGCGGTCGGGAAGCGCATAAAGAAGGCGCTCGATTTTCTGCGGAAGGCCCTGGGCGATAAAGGAAACGTGCTTCGCACCCGATCCATCGTCCAGTCTTTCCTGACGCTCACCTGCAAGATCATTGCCACGGGCCAGTCCGCTGGGTACGAAGCGAAGCTACGAAAATTTATCGACGCATTCATGACTGAACTCGCAAGACAAGTGGAACTGGGACAGGCGGCAACCGATTCCGACTACGTGACATTCCAGCGATCAGTGAGCGCAAATCTGAAAGGAGCTGCGAAGACGCGGCAGGAAGTCCTGCTTCGGAAGCTGTTCCACTTAGCGCCGGGTTTGGCAGAAGTGTTCGATCCCACTGTGATCGCGGAAAGTGGCGTTACCGGGCGCGTCGCGGTACTGGGGCAATCGGTTGGCGAGCTGATCTCCCAGGTAAATATGAAATATGCCGGAACCCATGGTGATGATCTCTTCAAGGCGACGAACAAGACGGCTCAGGCAATTGTGCGGCTGCGGAAGCCAGTGAAGGATTTCACCGAATATAAGACCTTCATCGACGATCTGTATTTTCTTTTCAGAGAAGCGGCGGGCTCACGGTTGGAAGGTGCGGTGCCTGCAGCGTTCGTTCATGTGAATGATCTCCGAACCGAGTTGCGTCACGATACGGACCATGGTGATGCCGGGAAGGTGCGGGCGAAAAGAAAGAAAGCCGCTGCGACATTCAAACTTTATTCCGGATCTGGAACGCCGAGCACTCTCGAACCTGTGAAGTTCCCGCTATTCCAGGCGAATATCCTTGGCGCACTCGAAGGTGACCTGCGCGGCTTGCTACTGAAGTCGTTCTGAATTGAGTTTTTCTGAGATGAATATAGGAGAGGAAAGAGCCAGTGTGTGGTCTCTCTTTTTTAGCGGCTAAATCGGTTTTTTCGTTCGCACTCTGAGTGATTGATGCGTTCGGGAATGACCAACCCCTAGACGGCTGTCATCGTTTTATTCATTCGCCCCATTGTCGGAGGTCTAAGACTCCTGCGAAATTGGAACTACCCCACATCAATCATTCAAAGTACGAAGTCTCCCGTCCGCTGCACCTTCCGCTCTCCGCAGAGTCCATTGGCTCGTTGGGTTCGTCTCGGTTTGCTCTCTGAGTGATGGATGCGTAGTCGCGTCTCTGCCCCGTGTTCCGTTTTTGTTTATCCGTCAAAGGGATTAATTGTCCGGCGGGGACTTCAAGCTCATTTACCCGCTGACTGCTACGCACATTGTCGCGGGTCTTAAATCCATCATTCAAAGAACAAACTTCTCTTCGCCGGAAGGGACGAAGGAGCACCGGCTTTTCCTGAGCCTGAATGAGCGGGGTCCTGCCCGTCACATCTCGGATTAGCACGTACATTCAAGTTGGCTACCGCGGGAGGCTGTACGATTCGCCCACCTAACCCGTAGGATGTTTTGATAAACAAAATGCTTTCGACTCAGCATGAGTTGAACTCCCTTGCGAGAAGCGCTCACACTGATGCGAAAGCATGCAAGGGAGTTCTCATATTGAGACTCTGTAAGCATAGCGCCGCCATTCTGGATGTCCAGCCGGCCTGGGGATAAGTCATTTCATGAGGTCATGCCAAGTCTTCGCAACGATCGCGAGGATGCGAACGATGGATTCGACAGTTTTCCACTTGTCTTGGGGTTGTTTCGCGGGGGCGCGCTTCTGCATTGAATTCTCCTTCTGCCCCGGCGCATAGAAGAATCTGGTCCTTGAACTACAGGCCTATCTACTACTGCCCTTCCGGGATGGGCTCAATCTGCGTGGTGCTCACGATCATGTAACGGATAATACAGACGGCGTCACTCGGTGGCTGCCACTCCTTGGCTGCACATCGGACTGCCGATGCAATACTATGGCACATTCGCTCTGGCAAGACAACTCATTGCCGAGTCCTACCGCAGGACGCGCTCCAGAATCATCCTAGCGAGCCCGACGCAATCGCCGATCACTGTCGCGAGCCGTGGCGACGGTCGGCTGATATTCTCATCCCGCGCGAGCCGGACGGCGGCGATGATGGACGCGGCAATGACGAGTGTGGACGCGAACCGGTCCCGTGTGCGCCGGTCCTCCTCATACGCGTTCGCGCGCTTCATTTCGCCCATACGGAGGATTATAGGCGAATACAAGGCGAAAATGTCCACAGCAGCTCACCGTAGACTCGCTCGTATGACTGCAATTATTCCGATCAATGCCATCGCGTAGAGAAAGAGCCGATACGTGATGTAGTCGGCCCGATCAAAGAAGTGGCGCACACCGTCCCGTCGTCTGTGCGAAGGGACACTTCTCGTCTTGTTGTTGGGAGCTGGAGTGGGAGGAATTTCCACGCAGGCTCTCCTATTCTCCTCGGCAAAATAGGAGTAGAAGAAGTGCATGGAACCGATTTGCCCTGCCGAGGTGGGCGTCCCAAACAATTGCCGTTAGAGGCGTTTGGGGGTATTACCGAGGTCTTGCCAGGTGTTACCGTTTCGTTCCGTAGTCGTTATCTGCCTCTACTGCAGCAGTAATCGACCTTAGGAACAAGAATGGAAATATCATAGCACACGCGGCTAGACGAGATGGAGGATGTGAGCACAGGACCAATGCCCCAAGAGCCCATGATCGATAGCCCAGTCGGTCATTCGGATCGCGTCGGCGGGGATGAGAGGGCTGCCGGTGATCCCGCTGGCTTTCGAGAATGCTTGCCATGTGCTGCTCTGCATCGTGTCGAGCGGTCCGCGATGGAACTGGAGGATACCGTCGGAAAATATCCCGTCGCTGTCAGGGCGGCTGATATTGACCCCCTGGCTCTCGCACTGGATGAGTTGTTCGATTTTCCCGGCATTATGGACTTCGAATGGGACTGTATACGCCCAGCCGTGACCAGAAATTGAGATTTGCGGGGCTCTAGGCGGTTGGACGGCGTACGAGGCGGTTGGAAAGAGTAAGACGGCGAAAATTGAGGCGATTAGAAGGCATTTGTTCAAAGTAATGAGCGTGTCCTGTCACTACCGCTCCGCCCTGTTGGGCATCCGGTCAATTCAATGCCGGAGGTTGGTTTACGACCTTCTAAGTCTGCCAAGCTGACGCTGGAATGCAAGCGGGGCTGTCCACACCCCCAATGGGCGTAAACTCGTAGGCATTCAATGGGTTGAGAGAACGATTGATGCCGAAGCGCCCAAAAGCAAGCGATATTGTTGCTCCGAGCCTCGAAGCATTTCTGCGTCTCATCTCTAAGGAACGCGAGCGGTGGGGGTTCAACAAGGATGATGTTGGCGGCCCCTGGTACCGTGGGCAACAAAGAAAGCACTGGAGCTTGGTTCCGAACGTCGTGAGGTTGGGGTGTTTCGAGAGACGCGCTGAAGACGAGATCAGAGAGGAGTTCACTATCCGAGCTCCTGCGCTGAGCAGGTTTGAAAGCCTTCCGACTGACGACTGGGATCTCTACTTTCTCATGCAGCATCACGGCGCTCCGACCCGGCTCCTGGATTGGACGGAGAGTCCGACGATCGCTTTGTACTTCGCGGTTCGAGACAATCCTGGTTACTACGATTCGAGTGTTTGGATGCTCGATCCCTACGAAATGAATAGGCGTGTGATCCATAAAGAGATTGTGATTTGCCCCAGCGCCCCTGGCGCGAATCAGAAGGATCTCGACAGGGTCCTTCCGTGGTTGCGGGAACGCTGGTCCAAGCAACCGCTCCCTGAGTTTCCAGTTGCGGTCTTTCCCACGCACATCGCGCGGCGTATCGGCAGTCAAAAATCCTGCTTCACTATCCACGGGGCAAACGAATCAGGTTTCGACAAGTTTTCAAAAGGACCGAAAGCGTGTCTGAAAAAGATTGTCATTCCCGCGTTTGCGGTGCGCGAGATTAGGCAAGATTTGCAGAATTACGGCATAGACGACACGACTATTTTCCCCGATCTTGAGGGGCTTGGTCGTGCTTTGGTGACGAGCTATCGCAACGATAAGAAGGACTCCCCTCATCGGGGCGTATATGTACGGCTACGGCCCTCGAAGTTAGACAAATCGGGCGTTGGAGTTTTTGCGATCAAGAAAATCCCTAAGGGCACCCGGGTCTTCACGGACGAGAATGAGGAAGTAGTGTGGCTCCCCGAGGCTTCTCTGCCGAAGAAGGGGCCATTGCGAAAGCTGTACGACGACTTCGCAATAATCAAAGACAAACAGTATGGATGTCCGCCTTCGTTCAATCGGCTCACTCCTGCGTGGTTCATGAACGAATCGAAGAAACCAAATACTCGTGGTGATGAGAATTATGACTTCTTCGCATTGCGTACGATCAATCCGGGTGAGGAATTGACGATTGACTACTCAACGTTCAGCGACTATCCAAAGCCTCCAAAAGCTAAGACCGCGAAACCAAAGTAAAAAAACCGCCGGAGCTTTTGGGAGGACGGCGATCCGCACTCCAGAAAGGAGGTCGCGGTTTTGATGCGCCGAGTTATTGAAACTCTAATATCTTCGGTAAAAAAAAGCAGACGATTGGGTCGGTCTGCTAGCGACGGGTGATGGTGCTACGACGGTAGATCGTCCTAGCGATTGCGGAGGATTGGTGCAGCTAATCTCGTTTGCGGGCGACGATCACGTAATCGGGGTCGAGATACAGTCTGTTGATCTCTTCCGCGATACGCTCCGGAGTGAAGTTGGCGAATAGCAGATGCCAAGCTTCATGCTTCTTGCAAGGCAGGAGAACGCGGTTTCTCGGCTCGTTTCTCCCGCCTATCGAGCGGGGCTTGCGGTGGTGGATGCTCTGAGGCTTTCTCAGCATGGGACACCTCAGTTGACGGCGTTGAGGAACTCTCCGAGCTTCGCAGTCGCTTTGAACTGCGGGATCGGGTCAAGCTCCTTGAAGGCCGATGTGAAGGCGTTCGACAGGCTCCAGAACGTGCGCGGGACAAACTCCGGATACTGTGGATCGAAGTACATGTCGTTGACGCGCCGGGCGAGATGCTTCGGCGCTTCAAGGGCGTCCTCGATGAACGCGTGATAGATGAGGAGCTTTGCGGCGGCATCGGAAAGTTGGTACTTTCGCCAGCCTTCCACTTGGCTCTGCATCGGTGCGAAGTTGCGCTGCATCCGGTCGATACCGATGGCAAGCGCGTCCTGGAGGTTGAAATGCTTGGAGTGTTTAGCGAGGACCGGCGTGAAATCGCCGGCGAACGCCATGTTGTCGCAGACGAATACCCGGTATCCGACCGTGAGCGCAAGCCGCATGGACTTGTCGTTCGCGTTCCGGATGCCGAGTGCGAAGCGTGCGCCCTCGAAGCCCGATTCGAGCTCAAGGACGCCAAAGAGCTTCATGCCGTCATCCGAGACGGCGTACTCGTCCTTGACGACGTTGATGTGCCGGTACGAAAGGCCGTCGATCAGGTTGGCGATCAGCTCAGTGTGAGCGATCGGTTTATGGGTGTCCGTCCCTTCGGGCGGAAGAATGGTGACGAGCTGGTCGCGGGTGAGCTTTTGGGCTCCTGTGTGCGCCATAAGACCTTCCATGAAACCTCCTTATGTGAGGCCGTAGGCTTTCGCCTTGCGGTAGGCGGTGGTTTTGCCGATGCCCATGAGTCGGGCTGCGGCGCTCATATTGCCGGTGGTGTGGAGTGCGCGTAAGAGAGCGGCTTTTTCAAGTTCCGCTACGTTTACGGTTTCGGGGCTGAGAGTTGCGCGCCCCATCTCGTAGGCACGGTAAGCAAGCCGGTCGGGGTCGAGGGTTCCGCCCCGTGTCGCCCTTGCGAGCGAACGCAGTTTGCGGAAGTCCTCGTCGGGAACGGGATTCATATGTCCTCCTATTCAGTTGTGAAAGGTGCTTGAATAGGGCGCTCGGATACGGTTTGGTTGAACCGGGTGGGGGTGCTTATCCCACGGGTGCGAGCGCCCTGCGCTGGATATGTGTCGTAGTCGCGACACACCTCCAGCGCGTGACGTTCAACGCCCACGCCAGTAGCAATCCTGTAGGAGCAAGCCGCGCGGCTTATATGGGATTCCCCGTCCGTGAGAGCTACTGGTGTGGAGGTTCGACAGCGGCTATCTATGCGCCGGGTTGCTTGGGCGCTTTCGCGCTCGCGACCGCACTGTTCACATCCGAAATATGGAACGCAAAGGCTATGACTGAAAGGATCGTAACGACGATTCCCGAAACCTGCGCTGACATGAACGGGACAACTGCATTGCCGATGGCAATGACAATGGTCGCAACGAGCGTCCAATTGGTCTTTGTAAGATTCATTTGTGTGAGGGTGTTACGACCTTTATTCGACTTCTTGGGAAATGAGGCCGACGGCGGCTTCGATGTCGTTGATGATCTGCTGAATAATGGAGTTCTTCTCGGGTTGGGTGAGCGTGGGATGATTCACTACCGCTTGAACAGACGGCGGGGCTTTGTAGAACACGATGGCGTTCTTTATGAACGGGGCATAATTCTCTTGGAAATAACCAAAGCCGTTCTGTCCCCACTCGTTGCTCCATGAATTTGCGAAATAGATACTCGACGGGTCGTACTTCCCGCCCGCGACAAAGAAATGAGCATCGATCACGGTTGCGGGAGGGCGAAGCGGAAGGATGTCCGATGCGGACCATGAGACATTGCCGTCCGGCGCCGTCCACCATTCCGCTCCCACCTGGGCTTCGATGATGACAGCCTTGTATTTCGCAATTGCACTCTGAATGCCATTCCATGAGAGATCCGTGAGGAATAACGGAATCCACCCGGCGCGGGTCGCCGCGTCCGTGATCGCCTGGTCGGTTGCGGTCGTGAAGGATGTGGTCGGTACCCCTTCGGCATTCGTGCCGTCGTCATAGAATAAAGGGTCGAGGCACGAGCCGCCCTTCTGCGCTGTCGTTCCGATGGCGGCTATCGTTGTGCCGTCTTCGTGGGGAACACCATCAACGGTTTTCTCATATGCGTAGGTGAATGAACCGGAGAGCTTGTCCTCCTGGTTCAACAAATAGGCGATGGCGAATGCCGCAGAGAACCCTCCGCACTCCGGGGATTGGCCCTGCATGAGAATTGGTTGGGTGAAGAATGCCGGGTCGTCGTAGGTCGTCGGTGCGGGGACAGGGGTTGCGGCCTGTGCGACCTGAAGCTCGTCTCCGGTTCTCTCATAGGGAATAGCTCCAAGCTTCTTAAAGGGGACGTGTTCCATTGCTTTCATTGTGATGGTTTTTCAGAGCCTGTCCAGATGGGGACAACGCTAGCGCCGAATGGTGAAATAGACCGTCAACGCGCCAAGAATAAGACCGGCAATGATGTAGAGAATGTTCCACACGGCTCGCTTGCCCACCCCTTCGCCGTCCTGCTTTTCGCGCCATTTGTTTATTTCGCTCACGGCCTCTTCAAGCTTCCCCGTGCGCCCGTTCGCGTAGGCTTGCTTGGCGTCAATGGCATCGAGTCGCCCGAACATCTTGCCCATCGCAAACATGATCTGGCCGTGTTCGGAAGTCGGACTGCCTGGCTGGGTGGGGAGTTTTGCTTCTTCGTCCATGGGTTATGTCTTAATGATGAAGTTGAGAGTAAGGTAAGGCGGCAAGATATTGATGGTCGTCGATGCGCCCGCAACGCTTACGAGCGGGGTGGAACTGCCGCTGCTCACGTTGTTGACCTGGTTATTCCCTCCTACGGGGCTGCCCGTTACATTGGGTGTAAATGTCGTGGTTTTTGCTCCTCCTGTTTGACCAAGTGTCCCAAAGTTTGCATCGCCGCTCTTGTAGCCTGCCGGAATATTCGCTTGGAAGTTTGGGATGTTGAATGTTGTCGAACCATCGCCCACGCCGTAGGTTGTTCCAATCGTCGCGAACAATGTCGCGTATGTCGTTCTCGATACCGCTGAGCCATCGCAAATGAGCCAACCTGCCGGAGCCGAACTTGCTGCGAACATGACGATACTCGCGGTCGCGCACGTTCCCGCGTTTGCGAGGTTCGAGGCTTGGATGACGCCCGGGGCGATCTGGGTGTTGTCGCCAATGTAAAAGACGGACGAAAAGCCTCTTGCGTCTTTCGATATGTAACCCTGGCCGGACTGTTGGTTTGAATTGTCGTAGATCGCGGTCTCGCCGACTACATTCATGACCTCGCAAATAACGAGTTTGCCGGTTGGGTATGTCGGCGCGACTGGCGATACGTTCTCGACGCCTTGTGTGATGAGAAGTGTGCCTGAGGAATCGATTGTTACGATGTCGATGCGGGGATGAGATGTTGGCGCGACGAAGGCGGCAGTGCTTGCTCCGGCGAATACGACTTGGGTGATTCCGATATAGAAAAGCCCTGGCTCGATATAGAGCTTCATCGTGTTCGCGGTCCAAGAGCCTCCGGTCGCCGTGGTGCTTGCCGTGAATGAGGACAAGGGCACACTCAACCCGGTATTGAGAGAAAAGATGGTGATCGTCGTGCCATTCAGGGCATAGCCGCAATATCCCACGAGCACGCGGTTTGTACCCGACAGAGCAATGCCGTTTGTTGTGGTCGCTTGTGGGTTCTGAAACAGGGCGAGAAGACTTGCTGCGGTCGCTGCGGCTGAAGCCCCGATGAGGACGTTGCCTGGGGTCGAGCCTATCGCGGTGACGAACGCTCCTGATACGGCGCTGCCATTGACGGTGAGGGTCCACGTTTGGCCGTTCGAAGGATTTGTCGGGAGTGCGAGCGCCCCTAGCTGCTGATGGGCCAGAAAGGAAGCCCCTCCACGCGCATCATCGCGGAGCGTGTTGTACTGGGATGCTGGCCCCCCCTGTCCCGCTGAGACACTTGTGGATTTCATGGATTAGGTGAATTGGAAGTCCACCTCCACGGTGGTGTCAGTTCCCGCCGACTTTGAGTACGGGCTTGAAAAGAGCGCGTGGTTGAACATGTTGCCCGAGCCGATGGTGTTCGACCCGCCGATGAACGTGCCGAACTCGGTGTACGTCGTATTGGCGAGCACTGAGTCGGGAAAAAAGAACTGTGTGATGGCCGTATTGAATCCGCTATCAGCGCCGTAGGTTATCGGGATTCGGTTTGTCGGAGTCTGGAGGGCAGTGTCGGTCGATTGTGGGGTGGTGGAACCCGTACCGATCTCGCCATACGCGACGCCGAGCGGAAACGAGAATAAGCCGTTGTACGCGGACAAGAGGTATTGGACGAGGATGTCGATGCCGTAGTTCAGCGAATCCACCACGAGATTCCGTTGAACGACTCGTACTTCGCCTGCCGCGATGAGAGCCTGTGCCTCGGGAATCTTCCCATGCTTTATGAGCTCGCTATAGGCGTCAATCGTACCAGCGGGATGAGCGCGGACAATGACGGTCCCTCGGATGCCAGTTCGTTCTGTGAGTTTGTTCATCTCCTTTGTTCTAACGGTAGCAGTTTGACTGTTCTTTTCAATGTGAATAGCCCGCTAGTCCCACGTAAAGAAGCTCCACACGATCTCATTCCCACCGGTCGGACCCCACAGATACGGTTCGCTATGCGACGTGACGATGACGGTATCGGCAAGGGGAATAGCTTCGGCTACGGAAACGATGTCCTCAAGGACGGTTGAATCGTCCACCGTCGTTTGATTCGCTTCCTGCTGCAGGATCGTCGTCATGAGATCGGTGAACGTCACGTTGTCGGAGCCGATACACTCGATCTGGTATTGCAGCTTTCCGTCGATGCCAAGGGTGTCGTCTCCCGGTGTATAGCCCACCGCTTCCACGCGCTTGATGACGAGGCTCTTATTGATGCCGAACGCCGGAAGATTGACGGGAATGACCTGGCCGATGGCGCATCCGGGAACGAGCGTGTTGAACTTCACGTCGTAGACGGGGTGGCCGAATTGGAGGATCTGCGCCTGTGCGCGGGCTTGTGCTTCCGGAACGCTAAATATCTTGCTGTCAGCGATTGCGGCTTGCCGTTCGCCATAGGTTGCGATGCTTGCGGAGTCCTGGGCATGGGCGACGATGGGGACTTTCGCCCCGCCGAACACCTTTACCGTGTGGCCGGATGCCGGCGCGCCGCCCGTGAACTGGACCCACTTTTGCTGGTCGTTATAGAGCACCTGCACGGTGCCGGGGTCGGTTGTGTTCGCTGTGCCCACCGTCTGGGCTACGCCGTCCAACGTCACCTGAATAGGAGCTTCATACGGGTTGGTCGTCGTGCTGTTGAAATAGGGATATGAGCAGGTAAAGAACTGGCGTGTGCCGTCTGTCGGGAACACGTCCGGCGTCGTGGTGGCCGTGAATGTCTTGATGTAGGTTCCCCCGATCACGTACACGCTGTTCTGCATGTTCGTGATCTGAAGGTCAACGTCGAGGGAGTTCCATTCGATCTGGCCGCTCGTCGCGTCTACGCTGATCGGCGCAACACCTCCGTCCCCTATTGCCCCTCCGCCCGACCCGTCATCCACGTCGCCCAAAAAGAAGTGGAGATCTTTGTTCGGATCGATAAACCAATCCCACCCGATGAGCTTCGCGAGCGATTGGAGCGCCTTGCTCGGTTGCTGGTAATTGAACTTGACGGAAGGGATGAGGAAGTTTCCCGTCTGGACGTGGGTTGTGGTGAACCCCTTCCCGGCGCAGAAGGTGGTGATGATGTCCACGGCGATGTCGTGCGGGTCGAGCATCGTGTAGTTCTTCTTCACAAGGGTTCCGTCGAGCAAATAGCCCCAGTCGGTACAGGTCACCTGCCACGTGAGCATGAGGCCGCTGATGATGGGTTCGAGTTCGGTGACGGTGCCGCCAAAAATGATGCCGGTCGAGTCGTAGAGCTCGATTGTGTCGCCGATCTGCGGTATCGTCTTTGCCGGATAGGTCTGCCCGACGCCCTGGCGCACGTTGAACGTGAGCGTGCCGGTCTCCTTTGTGAGCACCGAGATCATGTCGATGGATTTCCAATCCACCGATTTCGTTATGTCCGTGCTGTTGTCAAAAATGCGGACGTTCGAAGCCATGGTTAGCTTGCGTAATTCTTTACTCTTATTTGCTGAATGATGCTCTTCGCCAGCATGTCGCCGATCTGTTTGATGGCGCTCTGGTCTGCGGGAAATATGCCGCCGTTGATGTTTACGACGATCTGTTGCTGGTTTCCGCCTGCGGTGCCTGCGCCCATCCGCGAAAGCGGAATGACGGCCTCGGGGCCGGATTCGCCGATGATGGCGAGCGTCGGCTGTGACACGAATCCTCCCTCGGCAAGCATCGGGATGTCGGGGATGCTAAAACCGAGGTTGATCGATGGGGTGGCAAGTTTCGTCCCGGGGATGGCGATGGACGGAATTGAAATGTGGATCGCGTCAAGCGCGTTGATGAACGCATTGATGGCGGATATGACGTAATCGACTCCAGTTTTTACCGTGTTTTGAATCACGTTCCAAATGGTGCCGATAAAGTTGCTGATGTCTGTCCAGACGGTCTCCGTGTCGTTTCTGATCGTGTTCCAGTTGAAATAAACGGCGGCGGCGAGCGCAACGATAGCGATTACAACGAGGCCGATGGGAGACGTGAGCGCGGCAATGACTACGCCGATCGCTTCAACGACGGGAGTGACGGTAATAATGGCAACGCCGATGAGCCCAACGAGAAGTAGCAAGCCGGCGAGCGCTACGGACCCAAGGACGATGGCATCGGTGAGCTTTGGATGTGCTGCGGCCCACGCACTGACATCTTGGATGATCGGCTCAAGATCTGTCGCTATAGTATCGAGGAGCGGCAGGAGATCCTTTCCAATCACTGTCCCCAATGCGGTCAATTGATTGGTCAACTGCGTGAGCGCCGCGCCGGGCGCCCCTGCGGCTGAAGTAGCTACCCCGCCAATGGAGGTATTCAAGGCTTCTAGGATTACGGCGTCGGCTCCTGCGGTGTCGCCCACCTTTGCAAGATTCTGAATCATTGTCACGGTCGCGGCGGGGAAGTCCACGTTGCCCTGGCGGATGAGCTGGTTGATTCCGGCCACGGGGTCGGACAGCGCATTCGTCAAGATCTTCGTAGCGGAAGGAAGGTCGGTGCCCATCTTCGTTGCAAGGTCCGCGGCGAGGCCGGTCACTTGCTGGAATGAGCCTTGAAGGTCTTTGTGGGTCAATATCAATTCTTCGGATTGAAGAACTTCTTGTTGGGTGAAGAGCGTGGTTGCCTGGACCTGCTGCGCGTATGCCTGTATCTCTGAAAGCGGAATTGAAGAGCCAGTGTCCTTCAGGGTTTTCGCGATTACGGCGGAAGTCTTGTCCCATTCCACGGCGGACGATACTGCGTCGCCTATGGCATTCTTGATACCAAGGAACGCTATCCCAGCGACAGCGGCAAGTCCGGCGTATGCGCCCGCTGAGGCGGTGCCCGCTTCTGCGCTTGATGCTTCGATGGCAGCGTTCGCTTCGGCGATGGTAGCGGCCGCTTCTTCCGCAGACACTCCCTCCTCGGCCATGAGGTTGATGATCTCCTCCGAGGATTGCTGCACCATCTCGGCGGCCAGGGCGAAGGACTGGTCCTGAGTGAGTAGGGCATTCTCTATCTCGCCGGTAGTCGTGTTGATCTGGAGACCGAACTCGGCGAAGCTTTCGGAAGCAGCATCCGTGGCAGTAGTGACCTCTTCGGCCATTCCACTGACGGACTCGCTAATTCCGGCCATCGTTTCCGATGCTTCATCGACTGCCGTTATGAGGATTTGAAGCTCGGATTCTCCCATTGCGCGCTAAGAGTGAAGGTATTGTTCTGCTGCTGAGACGATCTTTCTTTGCTGCCGTAAGCGATGTATCGCTCCGATAATGATGAATGCAAACAGTGCAAGCGGACCGCCGCCGAATATGAGTAGGATTAAAAATGTTTCCATGTAATTGATATGTCGGGTTTCGACCTTTGAACCCTATAACTCTGCGTCCAAAGGTCGTTTGCGTCAAGTTTGCTTGCTCCTCCGATTGGCCTGCTCGGCCTCGTTCTGGATCATGGTGAGAAGCGAGGTGATGAACCATTGCGGTTGCTCACGGTACTCCTGCCATGTCCATTTCTCGCGGTCGCAGAGTAAGACCGCTTTCATCCGGGGTGGAAGGTGAGCTCGTCCGAGGGCGAAGAACTCGTGCCAGATTAGATCGACTGAGTCTTCGCCTTCGTAAAATCCCCTTCAACGAGCTTTGCTACTTCCCGGCCCAAAAAGATGTAATCGGGAAGGGAGAGCGCCCGTAATGCGGTCGGGATGTCGGTCGTGACGCCGCCTACGGAAACAACGGCTGCGTCCATGATGCGTTTACTGAGCTGCACTTTTGAGATCTCTACGCCGTTCGGCGTGTCATTCGCGTCAAGGAAGTCTCCTGCGGAGAGGGATGCCTTGAGTTCGATGGGAACGCCGCTGGGGGTAGTGATGGTTTTTGTAGATGAATCCATGTGGTGAGGATTTAGTTGATTTAGTAGCTTGCTACGGTGTTCGTGACGACGATCTTTCCCATCGCGGAGTCAGCGATCTTGTACGTCGCCTTGAACTTGATCGTTTGGTAAACGAGGTCTTTGATCTTGATGGGACGTGAGTAGTCCGTAAAGTAGACCTGGTTGAGGGTGATCGCTACTTCGGGATTCGCCGCGCTGCCGATCGTCACGTCCGTGTTCTTGAGGTCGATGAGCATCGCCTGGGGAACATTCGGGGTTGCGAGCGCGACATTCTTGAAGTCGGTGAGGTTCTGGTAGATCGCCTCAAGCGTTCCATCGATCTTGAACTCCTTGTTCAAGAAGTCGATCGGTGCGACGCTGCCCAACACCTCATCGTCCTCGATGCTCTCGTCGATCGTGAGCTTGATGGACTTCAACGGGATCGCCGTTGCGCCGGAAAGCCCGGCTATTGCCGTCGCGTACTTGAACGTCATGTACTGCGGCAAGAAGCGATTCTCCGAGAGGATGGACGGGGTGAAAGCTGATTGCGAGACACCTTTCAGTGCTTTGACTGAGAGCGAGAGCGCGGCGAACTTGCCGAGTTCCGCATCGAAGTCGGTCTTGTGGATGACCCCGAGCGCGTGCGAATAGTCCGTACCCGAGAGCGGATCATGAATGAAGAGCGTGAGCGATTGGTGTTGCGCCGATTGGCCCACCGTGATCGTGTGGTCGTAGACGACGCTTTCTCCCGCGTGGGTGGCGTTTGCAACTGCACCAAACTGTGAGTAGAGCAGGAGGGGCAAGCTCTGGTCCGTGAGGGGGACTTTGAGTGTGCCTTCCGCCCAGTTCTTTACGCGGAACTGGCCTACCGAATCCTCAATGATGCCGTATGCCTCATCCTGGGTGACGTTCGTGAACTTCTCTTCGATCGATGCGTCGCTGAACGGGAGCCAATACGTAGCCGAACCGATGGCCGTGCCGCGTGACGATTCTTTTGCGATACCGATACTGAATAGTCTGCCGATTCCTTTTGCTGCCATTACTGTGTGTCTTTAGTAATTTCTTTCTCTGCTTCTACAACTTCGACCTTTTCAGGTTCCGGTGTCACCGGGATTCTCTGTGTCTTCCAGATCGCGAGCGCTTCTTCATACGTCGATGCGATAACGGCGAGAGGTTTGTAGAGAGGAACTCCGGGGAAGTGGTACTCGTTCTTGATACCGCTCACGGCCTTGAGGGTGACTTGGCCCGCGTCATCGGCGGACGGGTCCATCATCTTATTCTTTTGTGGTTCGGCAATCATGTTGTGGGTTGGGTTGTTATGAGTTCAGCATAGCAATTGGTCAAGCGGTGTCCATGTGCATACCTATTGCTGCTTTACGGCGGCAGGGACGAGCTGCTTTGCCTTGAATGTCACGTAGAATGTCGCGTAGGAGATGTTGTTCCCGCTGATGATGCCGGGCGGTTCCTGCACCGCCGGCATGATTGCGCCGATGGACGTTCCCCCAAGCGTGCAATCCAGGTCAAAGACGTTCAGCACGGCATCCATAAGATCCTCAAGATACCCGTCGCCGCCCGCGCTCACGTGTTCCGGGAGGTCGGCGATGAGGATATACCAGGTATATTCGCGCAAGTTGGTGTCAACGTCTTCATACGCCGATGTCGAGACCATCGGTGGTAACACGATCGCTACCGGCGTTTGTGTCCCCGGGATATTCTGGTCGAGCGGATTGATCTTCGAATAGTCGTTTGACATGACCAAACCAAGCGT